AGATCAAAGCCAGCATCCTTTAACTCGGATAACTCAATCCCAAGAAGTTCATCTTCCCAAGATGCGTTTTCACCAATCTTGTTATCGGCAAGTATCAAAGCTCGACGCTGCGTGTCGGTCAGGTGATCCATTGAAACCACGGGCACTTCAGCCATACCAAGCTTGCGTGCAGCCAAAAGACGTCCATGGCCCGCAATGACGTTGTTATTCCCATCGACCAAGATTGGTGCGCCCCAGCCAAACTCACGAATGCTGGCTGCGATCTGTGCAACCTGAGCATCAGGGTGCTGCTTAGCATTACGAGCGTAGGGGATCAGCGCGTCAACCTGGCGGTATTCGATGTGTATGGGATTCATGGGAACCGGAAATGAAAAACCCGCCGGGCGTTGCCACCGGACGGGTTTGAAAGATTGTTGGATCGGAGGCGCACGTCTCGCGACCGTAGACAAAATTTATCTTGAATCCGGGCAAAATGCGACACCCTAAAAACCGCGTTCCTCCCGCATCGGTTCGCATTATTTAGCATGGGTTGTTGGCGCTGTGAAACTTCTATCAGCCTCGATTAGATAGATGGTCCGTGATCGTCTGTATTGCGATCGCCCAGTGGCGTTGGGCCGTGCGCGGCGCCACACCGAAGCGTTTGCCGATGTCGTACCAGCGCCAGCGCTCGGCCCTCATCCACACTAGTTTTCGTTGTTCCACTTCGAGGCAGTGAACCCATTGCATAACCGCGAGCATGCGTTCGATCTCTGCGGGCGTGGGTGGAAAGCGGTAGATTGGTGCGTCGTTGCTGGCCATACGTTCGTGTTCCGTGCGAATGATGGTGGGCCATACATTGAAGTAGCCCTGTACCCTCACGGGTGGTAGTCGATGTGCGGTACGCGCAGCCTCAATCAGCCAGTTGATCACGTCCTCCGTGGTCCAAGCAATTGTTACTGTAGCCATTTCATCCCTCCTGTGTGTCTAAGGCCCAGTGCAACAGCGCTAGTGCGTCCGCTTCGTTGTCGTCGGTCACTGGGTGGCCTAAAGCACGCATCGCCTGCATCACTTCATCCTTGCTGGCGTTGCCTTTGCCGGTAGCGTGGCGTTTGATCGTTCCGACGGGCACACCTTGGTACGGCACCTTGTGGTGCTCACACCAAGCGGTGAGTGTGGCCAGCAGGCCACCGTAGACATGAGCAGCATCCACACCGGCGTGCCTGCGTACTTCTTCGAAGTACACGCTGTGAATTTCGGTGGCGAGTTGCCTCATTTCGCTGATCCACCGTTTAAATCGCAGGTATCGCATCCCCCCGCCCTCGAAGCGGTTGGGCCGGAAGTTAGTAAAGCCATGTGCAAGATGACCGTCCATCGCCCGCAGGGCCCAACCGGTAGTTGTTCCCAGATCGATTGCCAGAATCACGCTGCGCACTGAGGGAGCCAGATCGACCGAGCGCGCAATCTCCCGACGTAACGGAGAGAGGGCATCAGCCCCCTCTCCTACGTAGTAGGAGGGGGAGATTTCGCCAACTTCCGAAGGGCCAGAAAGTGAATAAAAACAAGCACTTGCTTCAGTTGGCAAGTTTTGCCAACTGCCAACTGCCAACTGAACCTGAAAATGGTTAAGTTGTTGATAAGAAACGGAATTAAGTTGGCAACGATCTGCCAACTGAATCCAGTTGGCAAAATTTTGCCAACTTCCGCCCCCTTTTTTGCCAACTTGCTCGTGCGTGCTTTTGTGCATTCCATCGCAACGATGATGGCGAGTTAGGGTGTTCTCTAAAGCGCGGCACATGATGGCTCGTACATGCGAACGCGCACTGATTCGTGCGTTCTCCAATGCGCCGGCGGCGATGTCTCTATCTTGGCAAATCGTATTCATTCGGGCTCCTGTGGGTCGTTGCTGTTTTCGGGGTAGACCCACACTTCCGGGTTCTCAACGGGCATTGCCGCTCCGGAAAGAGGGCACTTGTAGTGGGTGGGAAGGACGCGCAGCGATGCCACGGACATCTCGCCGGTGTCCGGATTCGTGTCGCCTTGAGGCAGGTTGACCACCATGCCTTCGACGCACAGGTAACCAAACTTGGATCGCCCGATAGAGGGCAGCCCATAGTCTTGCGCGTTGCGGAAATACTTGATGTAGCCCTGCGTGGCCAGAGCCGATAGACGTTCGCGGATAGTGCGTTCGCCGCCGAGGCCTGCCTTGCCTTCGAAGGCTTCGGCAAATTGATTGGCGGTGTAGCAGTTTCCCTTGAAACCTTCGTCTAGCAAGATCTGCAAGATCACATCAAGCTTGCGCAGTCGCTCCGCATCGAGACGATGGCCGTACTCTTTAAGGACTAGGCGTTCGCTGGCGTTGACGATTGCCCATTGGTTATTGACCTTGTCGACATAGCGGTTCGGTAGGCCTGGACCATTACGTAACTCGAAGATCAGCTGACGTACCGTGCTCGCTTCATCCGGCCTGTGCAGCATTAGGCTTGACGAGTAGTAGCTGCGCAGACTGCTCGCGCCCGAAAAAGCCTGAAATGGATCTTCTTCGAACTGGCGTTTGGTGATTTTTTTGGTGTGATGGACCAAGATCACACCGGCTTCTGGGTTGACCGCAAAGTGCAGCTTGGCTACGCGACGAGTGAGAAAGAACATCATCGCGTCGTTGTCGTTCTCACCGCCAACACCGCCGCTGTCAAATACATTGCGAATCGGATCGATGGCAATGATGTCCGGCGACCCTCCAACAAAGTGGGTGTTAATGGCCGAGATCAGTTGCTCGAGCCCCTCGTCGTTAAGCACCAGTTGCAGCTGAGGGGTGACCATCAAATTGAGGCGGGCAGCCGCCAATGCGTCTCTGGGCAAAATAATGTTGTGCATGCGCTCCTTGAGGTACGGGTAGCGAACCTCGGCCTGGATGTAGACCACCTTGAGCGGTCGCGCCGGCACCATTTCTAAGAACGGCAGACCGGCCGACATGTGGGCAAGCCACGCGAGCAAAAAGTCGCTCTTGCCAACCTTGGGTGCACCACCGAACACAGTGACGCACCCATGCATGACAATCCGATTGGACACGAGGTCAGGTGGCACAGGAGTGTCGTCATCTAGGATCTCGCCCATCGTGTAGATGGGTAGAGTCGCAGTACTGACATTGACCGTAATACGCTCGCCAGATGCGATGAACAATTTGCAATCAAAGCCTTCGGCAACCGCATCGGCTGCATCCCACTTCTCGGGTTTGGATTCGGGCGGCACGACGATCGCGACCGAACGACTGCCTGCCGCAACGCAAGCCTTAGACGCGCTTTCCGCGTAATCCCAACCCGGCGGATCACGATCCGGCCAAATCACAACATCTTTGCCACGAAGTGGTGACCAGTCGGTCTTATCGATGGGCGCCCGAGCACCGTTCATGGCAGTAGTTGCAACCACGCCTTGTTCGATTAAGGCCTGCGCGCACTTTTCACCTTCCACCAGCACCACCTGCCTAGCTGTCGCCATGGCCGGCTGGTTATAGAGCGGACGCGGATCGGGGGCGCGCCACATGCGGGCGCGCACATCCCATGGTCTAAATTCCTTGCGACCAGGCTCTGGGTCGTAGCGATACACCCGGGCAATCAGGGTGCCATCAGCGCTCTGATAGTCCCAGGTTGCGGTGTAGGGGCCTAGTTCATCGACTGGCTGCTGCCGGAGATCCCTTCTAATGGCTCTACTAGTGGAGGGCGCCACGCCACACCACTGGCGAATCTCGTCAAGAATGCGCGGAAAATCGGTCTTGACGGACAGGTTACGCGACAGGCCCCAGGCATCGAACATATCGCCCCCGATATCGGTGGCGAAGTCGAACCACAGGCCGCGTCGCGTGCCTTCCAACTCAACGACCAGACTCTTACCGGGTGAGCCATCAATATCACCCACATAAAACTTTCCGCTACGAATGCGACCCTGTGGAAAAAGAAAGAGTAGGGCGGACTCGAGCCGCTCAGTTAGCGCATGGCGCAATCCTTCGACATCTTCTGTCGTCCCGGTCGATTGATCGTCTGCATCATTGAAGTCAAAGTAGCTTGATTCATGCATTAAGACCCACCCCAACAACGTTCCTGCCACGAACAGAAGCGGCACTCTTGGTGGGTTGGCGTAGTAGAAAACCTCGGCAGAGTCTCGTGTGCATCAGTGGCCGTGATCACTCGTACCGCGCGATCCGACATGCGCTGCGCGAGTCCTCCATCGAAAGGCACCAACTCAAACCAGATTTCTTGGCTATCTTTGTTGATGGCGGTGAAAAGTGCCGGGTTTTGCGAAATGCCTGGAACGGTGGCTTCCATGTAGGCCTGATAGATGGCCATTTGCGCTGCGTAGACAGGCTTTGACTTCGCCACGCCGTTTTTGACCGTGTCGCGCCAGGACTTGTCATTCATGGTCTTGCACTCCCAAAGTGCGGGATAGCCCATACCCAGTGACGTCGGTCCACCATTTAAGACCCCATCGACGTGACCCTTGATACGCCCTCGGGCCACAGAAAAGCCAAACTGGCCGCCTTGCGCGTTGCGTGTGTAGAGTTCAAATCCGATCAGGTGAAGCCATCGAATGGCAAGGTCTTCCAGTTGATGGCCCACTTCAAAGACACGCAATAATCGGCCGGAAAATTCCCGTCCTGGGTCCACAGGTGTGCGTGTGTACTCGTATTGCAACGCCCGCTCGCACGAAACCCCCAGACGGGATGCGCCAAGATAGTCACGCGGCGTTTGCGCATCGCGTTCACGTGCCAGAGCCTCATCGATGAGCGCGCTGACCTGTTCATGAAATTTGGGACGGTGATTAAAGTCGAGCATCATTTCCGTCCTTGCTGCCGGCCTGCGGCTTGAATGGCAATGCGCTGTTCAAGAAATGCACGGTCCTTCGCTGCCATGCGTTCATGTTCTTCGATCATGAGGCTCTGGTAAGCGGTGATAACCACTTCGATGAGCGTAAGCACATCTTCGCGGCTGTAATCAGCCAGTGGCCGCTCCATGCCGATGCTGGCCACGTACTCACCTAGTGGCTCAAGGCAGGACTGCATGGCTGCGATTTCCATCTCACTTGGATCAATCATTTCGCCCTCCGTCTTTTGCATGAGGTTGGAGAAGGCCGTCTGACATCGCATGGAGCAGAAGACCCACTTGTCGTTGTGGCGGCTGGAATCCTCTCTGGGTATACGAGAGTTGAACCAGCCAAACCCTTTGGCTTTTCGATAGCAAACAACGCACTTCACGCAGCCTCCGGAATTTGGTGGGCGTGGGCGTCGTTGACCGCATTAACGAGACGGAGAATTGCGTTTCGGTTAAAGCGGAAAGACAGTAGCGCCGAGGCCTGATAACGCGTCAGGCCAAAGTCCGCCCTTAACTCTCGCGGTAAGTACTGAAGCTGCTTAGGAGTAGGTGGCTCATTGAGCCAGCGTCGCGTCTTGTGTGCCGAGTCCTCAGATTCGTGGTCGTTGAGCCAATCGTCGGCCTTGGCCATGCAGACTGTGCGCTCGCCCACGGCAAGTAGTCGGGTATTGAGTCCTTTGCCACCACCAATCGAATGCCAGCGACCATTTAGGAAAAAGATTCCACCCCATGCGCTAAATCCCGTGGCCATCAGCGCGTCATCCGCGCCAAAGAGGTCGCACCAGCGAAAGTTTGAGCGGCTCAGCAAGTCGATCTCGCTCATCACGAACTTGTCGAGCACATCCGCATCAGACGTCTCCGACCGTTCCCAAACGTGGTCACAGAACGGGCACTCCATCACTGCCAGCGGCACGATAGCGCCGCAGTTCGGGCAGTCCTTTGTAGGTGCATCGCCGTCGTGTCGATGACCCTCGAGGTTAACCTCTTGTTCCAGCGCACCATGCATCAGGCTGGCGGTCCCGAAGTCCAAGACGATGCAATCATCTTTGATCACATCGGGAAATTCTTGCGGATCGACAGTGCGTAAGCCTCGGCCGACCATCTGAATGAACGTGGACTTGTAGGAGCTGGGGCGCAGCAAAACCACGCATGATGTGGGCGTGTAGTCGTAACCCTCGGTCAAGACCGCAACGTTAACCACTACTCGCGCATCGCCGACCTCATAGGCGTGTAGGCGCTCCTTGCGCTCCTTATCGGATAACTCGCCATAGATCAGGACGGCGGCTACGCCAGCTTGGTTAAAGGCGGTGCAAACGTCCGTAGCGTGTTCGACGGTAGAGCAAAAAACGATAGTCTTGCGATCCGATGCCTTGGCCTTCCAATTCTTGATCACGGATTCTGTGATGAGAGTCTTATTGAGAATGGATGCGACCTCGTTCATGTCGAAATCGAGCGCTGTGCGGCGTACCTTGCGCAAAGCCTCCTGCGTTCCGACATCAATCACGTAGGTCCTGGGCGGCACCAGATGTCCACTTGCGATCATCTCGCCCAGCGTGATCTGGTCAGCTAGGTTGCTAAACACCTCACGTAGACCTTTTCCATCACCCCTGTTCGGGGTGGCGGTTAGGCCACAGATGGCAACCTTGGGGTTCTTGACAAGCACATGGTCGATGACTTCGCGATAGCTGGGTGAAACGGCGTGGTGCGCCTCATCGATGACAAGGAGATCCAGCGTTGGCATCTGTTCTAGATTAGCTTTGCGCGAAAGTGTTTGCACCATCGCAAAGGTGGCGTTGCCATCCCAAGACTTTTCATTAGCGTCATAAACCGAGGTTTTAAGGCGCGGATTTATCCGTTCGAACTTCGAGCGGTTTTGCCCAGTCAATTCGGTGCGGTGGGCAAGGATGCAGGCCTTAGCGTCGGATTCGGCCAAGATGCTGCCGGCCACCGCCGACAGCATCACGGTCTTGCCCGACCCGGTTGGTGCAACGGCCAAGGTATTGCCATGCTCGCTGAGGGCCGCAAGGGTCCTCTGCACAAGCAAGGCTTGGCGGGGGCGAAGAATCATGGCAACTCCCCCTTACTGAGCCCAGCTGGGCCGCCCCGGTAACGGTGCACGGCCGGTGGCCTGTGCGTAAGCATTAGCATCACCGCTTTGGGCTGATACACCGGATGTCGCAGGCGTTACGCCGCTCATATGCGCCGCGTATTCTTTGTGGTCAGGCGTAACGGCGGACTTGATGACACACTTGTCCTGGCCGTTCTGATCTTTTTCCCAGTCGACCTTGCCAACGAACTCAATGCCCTCAAGATCGGAAAATCCGGCTATCCGACGGGCGTTTTGCGCAGACGGGCTGTTGTCACTCGGATTAATGCCGCGAGCAGAATTTAGGATCGCCTTAATGAAGGTACGACCCATGTTGGTCCACTCGGCACCCTTGGCGCTGTAGAGCCCGATGAGCGACCACATCTTGCGACGAGCAAACGGGCCATCGAGCACCACGAATTCGCAGTTTAGGTAAACCGATCCCGTAGTCGCACTTCGCGTTGCATAGCCCCCGGTCCACCCTTGGGATGGGTCGTCGTAACCCCCTGGCTTGATGGTCATGCGAACGCGCACCACCGTACCTTTTGGGATGAGATCGTAGTTGGACTGCTCAGCGGCGGAATTGAAATCAAAGAAAGTCATAATCAGTTCTCCTGGGATGGAATGAATGTGGTGTTGGCGACGTGAGTGCTGGAGGCAGGCTCAGTGCTGCTAGGTGGAGGACAGGCAAAATCCAGGCGCTCACTGGCGGGGCGTGCGGGGCCTGCGATCTTTCGCATAAGGCGCCCGAGATCTGGTTGCTCAATGGCATCTAGTCGACCGCTACGGTCCTTGGCGGGGTAGCCCCACTGGTTAAGCGTGTGACACACGAAAGCACGGTAGCTACTGCCGTCGTCGGCCTTGACTTCGGCCAGCGTGATGACCTCATCGACGATGCCAGGTAACTCCAGACCGGTTTTGGAGCCGTCAATTTGCAGCGTGAAAACGCGGCGATTGAAGTCATCCAAGGCCTCGTTGAGGATTCCAACGAACCAGACGTTCTTACGTCGTGTGTGCTGCAGGTGAGTGAGCCACCCGATCATTTCTTGGCCCATCAGGCCATAGGCACCACGACTATCAGGCTTGCCGGTTTTCTCTGAATAAGCTTGTGGCTGCCCCTTGCACCATTGCAGGCAAAGACGACCCGCCACAGTGATGGAATCTACAAACACCGTCTCGTACTTGTCTAGCGCTGCCGGGTCACCGAACTGCTGACAGACTGCTTGGAAATGCGCTGCGCTATATGGTTGATCGTCTCGAAGGGCAGGGTTCGGGCCGCCGATGAACACCGCGAAGTCGCGGCATTCCTGCCAGGTTCGGGGGCGGATCGTGTCACCCGCATAGCCTTCGACAGCGAGGTCACCTGCCTCTAAGTCAAAGAACAGAGTGGATGCAGGCGGCAGAGTCCAGAGCTGCGAAGTCTTACCGATGCCGGACTTGCCAACCAGGACTCCTTTAACGCCTCTGTACTCAGCCAAGCGTTGATCTGCGGTGATGATTGGAAGGCTCATTTCGACACCTCCACGAAATCGTCACCAAGGAACACTTCGGCCATGGTGTTAGTGCCCTTAGCCCCTCGTTTGCGAGCCTGCTCGTAGAGTTCACGCAGCCCAGTCAGACCACGGCGCGACTCTGTGACCTTTGCCTCAATGCCCACGATTGCAAAAGCCAGATCGTCGAGTGTGGCGTCCTCCAGCGCGATAGTCATATCGTCGGAGCGATGACCACCGAGTGCCGGAACAAAAATTTCCTCAGGCAATTCGCGCACGTACCAATCAGGACGCTCACGCAATTTTTGGACAACAGATTTCTTTTTGAAAAGCATGGCAATTACTCCTTCATGAGGGCGAGGCGGTAGCAAGGCTTGCCCGTCTTGACAGTGCGGGCAGCCTCGAAGGGGGACTTAATGGTTTCGGGCCAGGTTTTGAATTTGTTCTCGTCTACCCGGTAGGTGATCTCGAGGTACTGCTTTGGGTCGTCACCGCTTGCGCTAATACGACGAGCTATTTCAGCTAGGCGAAGTTGGTCCCACCCAACCTTTTTGGGTAGTTCGGCAGTGATACGTACATCACCGTCATCGAAATGCACGGTGCCGGCATCCTTACCGGCTGTGTGACGAAGGCCACGAGCACGCTCCCCCCATTTGAAGTCGATGGCTTGATCGATGTGGTCATTTAGGGCTTTGGCGGCAGCCAACAAATCGGCAGCGGTGTTTTTGATGTTGAACAACAACTCGGCAGGTTGTAGCGCGAGTGTTCCAGCCGGGGTGGCCAGTACTTGCTCAGGGGTGAAATTCGTATTGGTACTCATGCGGTGCCCCCACTGATTTCGCGCTCGGAGGTGCTCTTGCGAAGACTGTCGACTTCAAAGGATTCGATGTCTTCGATCCGATATCGGACTTGGCCTTGCAATTTGAGAAAGACGGGGCCGATGCCCTCAGAGCGCCAGCGCTCCAGGGTGGCCTCGCTAAGGTCCCAACGGTCAGCCAATTGCCGTTGGTTGAGGTGTTTGATGCTCACGTTTTTCTCCTTTCAGGTGGTTGCGAAAACGTGAGGAAAGTCTCGGAGACAACGGGTGGGCAAAAGGGTAGGCAAAGAGGCGCTAAGGGGTTGGCAAATTCAGCAAATGCATTCGCCAGAAACAAAAAAGGCCCGGAGGGTTAGTCCGGGCCGAGGTTGTAAGGCTGCTTTTAGTGTGCGTCAGCCTTTGGGTGGATGCGGGTCATTGCCATAGCTGTTGCGGTCACGGATGCGACCGTCCTTGCCGTGAATTAGAACCTCGCTCTTTTGTTTGATTGCAATTTCGCGTGCAGCACGCTCTGCATCTGCTTGGGTGTTATGCAATGAGGTGTCGCGGGTGTTGCCCTCGCCACGGACGGCCCATTGATCGTCACGGCGAACTACGTGTTGATTTTTACCTTTCATTTCTTACCTTTCAAAGTTGAGTGGTTGCAGCAAGAGGGTTGAGTGCCGATCGATTCACCCCCTTTCCGACAACAAATAGTCGGGGAGCAGCCAGTAGTTCCCTTTTTTGTCTGACTGCACGAATGTGTCAAATACTTCGGCATGGCGCTTCTTGATATCGGCGAATCTGAAGTTTTCCGGGATCTCAAGCGCTTTCGCAATCTGGCGCTTGTGAACTTCGTCGCCGTCTGCTTCAAGCAGGACCTTTAGGAACTTAACTACTTGACGTGAGAGTGAAACCTCGGCACCGTTGATTAACGCCACTCGTTTGGTTTCCATAAGCCGAAGCGATGTTTCATTCGATTCGGCGACAGTGGCAAGGCCATCAACGTAGGCTTCAATGTTTTCAATGACGATCCCGCCCTTGCGGAGTTGTGCAATGGCTCTGAGGGGTACGAATATCCGACGGCCCAGACGACCAGTCTGAAGGGCATTAATGTCACTAGTCGTGATCGTCACATCCGAGCCAGGCGCAGCCGCCTGTTCGAGGGCTTTGTTGACATCAGTTTGATTGTTTGCCAGTTGGCATCCAAAAAAAAGGCTATAACGACGTCGCTTATATTCACGCTCTCCTAGATGCCATAGCACGCCACTCACAATTTCAGTGATCGGATACCGTGATCTCAATCCCAATGCTGCATTGAGCCATTCAGAAACCTTGACTGGGCTTGTCTGCCAAAGGCGCGCCCTCTCTTTTGGCAGATGCACCCAGCCGCACTCGTGACAGTAGGCACGAAATTCGATTTGCTTTTCATTTATCGCCGGTTCGGGTCGGATCGTGCTGCACATGCAGTCTGGGCACAAAACGCCATCAGCTATTTCGGGCCCAAGACTAAGTGCCTCGATATCCCTGAGATGTTTGAACACGTCGGCTTGGCCGCCGATCCACACTGCATCTGGCAAAAGACAATGCCCAGGCTGCTCGAGCAACCTAGACAGCTCAGTCAATGCCGGTGCATTGATGGGGCCCATGATCAATCGTCTTGAACAGCGGTCACGGGTTGTTCGGCTCTTTCCGCAGTCGGCGGCTTCTGCATCACCCCCAGTGCTAGCAAGAGTTTTTCCGCCAGGCGGGCATCCGCTTCTTCCATGTCCCGTAGGTTACTGATGCCTGTCGGCTTCAGTCCAATATGTAGGGCTCGACCTTTCTTGGCGTCCCCCTTTGGCATGAAATAGAGACTTACTGTTGCACTGATGAAATCGAAGCCCGAGCCCAGGAGGGTCACGGTCTGCTGCGCACGAATGCACTCCAGAGCATCAGGTGCGTCTTTGTCTGTAGGCGGCTTAACCACGTAATCGCACAGTGGCCTTTGAGTGGAGCGGAGGCGGCACTCGGACAACCGGACTTTGACAACCCCATAGTCATGCAGATCCAGTCCGCTGTGCTCGTCCGGGATGACCCCTTCTCGCAACCGGTTGAGCAAGAAAAGCGGCTGATCAACAGAGAGCGGCTCCAAGGGCTTTTTGAACACATGGGTGCCCAAGGGCGCAATCAGCTTTCGTCGTGCTTTCTCGCCGCCAGCCACCAACAAGTCAATCACACCACTTTCAGGGTAGATGATCGCAGTCATGCGCAAGGGCGGACGCACGTCACGCCACATCGTCTTGTCGTCTTCCCCGAACTCAAGGCTGCGCTGTAGGTTGTCCTCTACCCAAATGTCCAACTGCACCCCACCATCAAGATGGCGTGTCAGCACATCAATCTCACATGCGCGAGGTCGGCCTTTCTTGGGTGTAAAGGCTTGAGCTATCGCCTGACGTAGGGGGTCAATATCGACCGACTCATAGTGCAACTCGAGTCCGGGCGGAAGATGAATGCGCCGCCATGTGCGCTTGCCGATTTCCGCATCGGCCTGCAGGATTGATTCAGCCTCGGCAAGTTTTGTAGGCCAGTTGATCAGAGCCCATAGTGCACGCTCTGCGTCACTGATGTGGTGCTCAAAGTCATCCAGCATCGCGTGACCCAACGGAACGGTGTTGCGCAACGCCTGGAGCCCTCGCACCGAAGCCAAGGACTTCACTCGGCGCAGTTCTGCGAAGATGGAATCTAACCGTCCCTCGTCGAGGGCATCGAACCCTTTTTGAATACTGACCTGGACTTCCTTCTCGGGCTGTGACCAGCTCGCATCCTCAGGCAAGTCAATGTTTCGGGCCTTAAAGTAGAACTCCCAGTAGTGGTTGCGCACTTGGCGCACAAGATCACGATAGTTGAAGGCTGCCATCTTTTTTCCTTGTTTTTATGGCCGGCGTGTGCCTTGTGTCTGGCGCATTCACAGCCTTTGTACCCAATGATCAGGTCGCGCCTGGGGCGGCTAACCGACCGGAATCGTTCGATAAAACGAACTTTTTAGGATTATTGATGGTATTTAGTTGTATTGTCAAGAAGGTACGGGTTCGTTCGGTATGGTGGTATTCTTTGGTCACTCAATCGTACAAATAAGGAGTAGTAAGTGGCATCACCCATCGGTGAAAAAATCAGGCATCTGCGCAATGAAAAAGGTTTGAGCCTCGACCAACTGGCGCAAATGACGGACTCCAGTAAGAGCTATCTTTGGGAGTTGGAGAACAAAGAGCAGGCGAATCCCTCTCTGGAAAAACTTAATAGATTGGCTTTTGCCCTCGGTGTGACCTCAGAGTTTTTGGTGAGCGGCACCGACCAAACACCTGATAAAAAGGTGACAGATCAAGTGTTTTTTCGAAAGTACCAAGCACTTCCAGACGCACAAAAAACCATGCTGTTGAAAATAGTGGACGCTTGGAAGGAAAAATGACCGGTTCCAAGAGCCCTATGGCTGTTGCCAATCAGGTTTCGAAATTGCTCAACAGTGTGTTGGGAGCCGAACGATTTCCTGTAGATGTGCAACAGTTGGCTCTTGAGTATTCTCGACATCGATATCCAGGGTCCCCGATCGACAAAATTCATGGGCAAGGCATCGACGGATTTGAGGGGATGCTGGTTGCAAACGATGATCGATCAAAGTGGCTGATCATCTACAACGATGACAATGGCTCGGAGGGACGACAACGATTTACGGTCGCCCACGAATTCGGCCATTACATGATCCATCGGGAACTGCAGGACAAATTTGCATGCAGTGATGATGACATCTCAACTGGCGATGGCAACGGGCGTGATATTGAAGTTGAGGCAGACCAGTTCGCCTCGACGTTATTGATGCCTTACGATGATTTTCGAAAGCAGGTCAGTGGCCAGCCTATTAGTTTTGATCTCATTGGGCATTGTGCAGATCGGTACGGCGTCTCTTTGACTGCGGCGGCCTTGCGTTGGATAGATATTGCTCCAGAGCGCGCGATTCTGATCGCAAGTCGTGATGACTATATGCTATGGGCCAAGTCGAACGAGGATGCGTTCAAGTCAAGGGCGTATTTCGCAACAAGAAAGAACACCATCGAATTGCCGAGGATGGCATTGGCGCACAGCGCTAATGCCAATAAGCTCGAACGTCATCAACAGATTCGAGCCAACAGATGGCTACCTCATGAGCCAGCTGACGTACGCGTCAAAGAGTTGATCAGGAGCGCTGGTCAATACGACTACACACTCACCCTGCTATTGCTGCCGGATGCTGAGTGGCGACGTCCGGTACACGAAGATGCAGAGCCAGAGGAAGATACGTTTGATCGCTTCACCCGCAACGGCCAACCCCTGAACCGGTAGCACTATCAATTTTCGAAGGTAGTGCCCCCACTTTTTGCGGCCATCGGCATTTCTCCGCAGCTTTCCGCGCCAGTCCAAAACCTCCTTCTGGCCTTGCCACGCCCCCCGGGGGACAATTTTTTCCTTCGATAGTTGAACATGAAGGACTGGCAACCAATGCAAGAGATCAACCGCCGCCCACCCGATTCCATGACCGTTTCAGAGCGCATGGATGAGGTAACTGCCCTGCTGGCGCGGGGCGTCTCCCGTGTGTGGGATCAATCTGTCGCTAAGTCCGCAAATATGGTCTCAAAGAGCCATTTAGGACTTGGCTTTACCGCCCACCAGAGCGTTCATACGGACACGTCAACCAAAGTCACGGAGTCCAAATGATCAACACGCAATCACCCTATGCCACGCCACCATCAGTGCTGGCACAAATCACCAGCTTGCCCGACCTCCCCATGTCCGACATCAAGGCACTGTGGAAGAGCCTGTTCGGCGAGGACCCCCCAACCCACAATCGCCAGTTCTTGGAACGGCGCATTGCCTACAAGCTCCAGGAGATCGAGTTCCGCAAGATCGACCGCAACATGGTTGATCGCAACAAGCGTCGAATCCAGTCCATCCTGGAATCGGGACAGAAC